ACGTTTTCAATACGGCTGCAGATTTCTGAGTTTAAAAAATACGCCGGTAAAAATTTCCCAGATAATTACTTATGTGGGCATCGATGATTATAATATACATCTAGAAGAACTAGACGTGGGGGACTTGGTTACGTTTTGTGGATATAGCTATACACCAGACTTCATGATTTATGATGAGGCTAGAGATGGGTCACTGGGCGTTGTAATAGAAAAGTACACTTCCATGACAGGGTATTCAGGCGGGTCTACATATCGTACGTATACAATATTTTGGTTTAAAGCGGCTAAAAAGACAACTGAGATACGCGATCACTTAAGGCTAACATGTCCATGAGTACGATTGACAAAAAAATCAAGAAGGCTAAAGAAACGAGAGTAAAGTTGGGGGATGTTGTGACGTTCACTGCTATAGCACCGTTCGTTAAAAGCATTTCACCATGGGGCACTATAGTAGAAATCGTGGAAAGGGGGATTACAGATCGCTACGTGCTGTGTGGAATAAAGTGGTTCAACAAGACGCCCGATATAAAGGGCAATTTATCGTACCATTATGAAAGCGAGCTTGTGCGATTAGACGAAAAGCTTGCCTATGACGCCCTTGGAGCTGCGATGGTGAAGAGTCCATAAGCTGTGGCTTACCAAATGCACGTTAAAGGTGGTTTAAATCGCTTATACTGCCTTTTCTGTGTTGGTTATGTTAGATTGTGTTGGTTCACTGCGTTCTGCGATTGTGAGTGAATTGTAAGTATTGTAAGCGCAAAGGAAAATTTTACGGAAGAAACTGCGTTTGGCGAACTATTTAAAAATGGAAAAATTTTTGGTTTAAAAAACATGAAACTTACAACAACAAAATTAAAACAACTCATTATCGAAGAGCTTGATAATGCTGATAAAGCGCAAATCAAAAAAATTGCTGCTAAAGAGGCCGAGGCTGCCATTAAAAATGCCGATCTTAAGGCGATGATTGAAAAAGAAGTTAGAAAAGAGCTTGATTCTTCCGCTACAAAAGAACAAATTGGGGATGTGTCAAAGAAAGTTCTCAAAAGGCTGTATAAAGACTTGTCCTTACAACATCCTTATATTATTGATCGCATAAAAGTCTGATTATCTCACCAAACAAGGATGAAAAATTTTTTTAGAGCAATGAATTCGTTATCACAAATAATTCTTGTTGTGGCGCCGTTGGCCGGCACTATGTTTAGCGTCAACCATTTCCCGGTTTACGTGGCGCCGGTGACGCATATTATGCCTTTAAACAAAAGTCCGGCCGTTGACACTCCGCCGCCGGATTTGTATCCTAAAAACGAGTGCAATTTTGGCACTTCTTCTAATATTGCTAGCAAAAAAATCAAATATTTTACTTATGACTGTGTACAACCAACTAATAATTGGCTCCTGATAAACATATCCGAAGCTAATTATTATGATGTATTACGCAAATAGGTATTATCCAGATGATCTACACGCAGGAATGGTTTTCAAGGACGTCATGAGTAAGGATATAGGTGTCTTGGTCACACGACACAACGTTATGTCTGATTGGGAAGATTCTGAGCCGGTTTGGGCTTGGGATATTTTATGGACTGGACCCTGCACCGATAACACTAACAGAAATCAAGTGTATACTGAAATTGGTTTACTTGGTATGATTAACGCTGGAAGAATGGAGCCATGTAATGTTGAAAAACCAGAATGACTTGGAATTGTTGCGCGCTGAAGCAGAAAAGGTTACATTGAATGTCGGCGATATTATTTTTGATCATATGGCAAATATAAAAGGTACTTTGGTGAATCGTATACATCATATTGATATGATTAAAGACGATGTTTATCTTTGGGAAGTGAAACTTTTTAAGAACAACAAGCCTGATTCGGAAAAGGTTAATACAATTATGGAAGAAGAAGGTCTGAAATTCTCCATCGCCATAGGAACAGTGGAGTGGCATTCAGTTGAGCAAAATGAAACAGTACCATAGCGAAAACGGTTTTCACATTACAGAAAATGGATGGATGAGTTCCTATAGTGTAGGTGATCTCGTTAAAGTTAACAAAAACAAATTAGGTATTGTCTTGCGTAAGGCGATAACACAACAAGAAACAATGTTTCCGTATGTTCGTGTTTTGATCTTAAATGAAAATCTTATTTTTGATTATGGCTTTACTTCGTTAGAAATAGTTTCTAAAGCATAAGGTAATCTAGTTAAGGGAGTAAGCAATTAAATTATAAGGGGCAAAAAAATGAAAAATTTATTATTGTTTGTAGCTATGTTGATGGGAGCTACACCGGTAGAAATACCTCAAACAAACAACACCAACGAGTCTTCTGCTGTTATTGTTGAATCAGTCAACACTTCTTTTTCAAAAGTCGAATTAAAGGTTAGGGCCGCGGCAGTAAAAGTTTTAACTAATGGCGGACATGGTTCCGGTTCTTATTTAGTACACAAAGGATTTTATTTTATCCTCACAGCACAACATGTAGCTGACGGGCCAGTGGGCACTAACTATACCGTCGCGAAAGGCGAAGAATATAAACTGACAACTTTAGTTTACTCAAGCGCTGAGGATGACATAGCGGTATTATACGTTGCAGACAAGTTTAGATTTTTTGAGCCAATGAAGTATAAGCCAATGAAAAATATAGCTGATATATCTGATCGTGTAACATATTCTGGTTTTCCATCCTCTCATAAACTTATGACAATTCGCGGTAGGGTCGCCGGTTATGAGGATAAACCAGATTCTGGTAAACAAATAATTTTGCACACCTATGGTTGGTTTGGATGTTCAGGTTCAGTAATTTACAACAAATCTGGCGAAGTGGTAGGCGTCCTATGGGGTGTTGATGTTGAATATTATCCCAACATTGCAATTGTAGAAGATATGATTTGGGTGGTGCCGGTACAAAAACTAGATATTGAAAAGCCAATTAAATTAATTTGTAAATACAACAAGATGAAATTCTGTTAAAATAAAACTACTTATACACACATAATAGGATTATATAATGTCAGACTTAAAATCAATTCTCAACGAAGAATACAGCAAAAAGCAAACAACTCTAAATGTGGAAAGTTTGTTAGAAATGGTAGCAGAGGTTATGGAGCTTCCAATATCACAATATCTGGTGCCAGATCTTGTGGAAGAAAAGGAGGCTACGCTTACGGAAGCAGAGCGCTTTAGTATGTCAATCCCAATTCCTAAGCTCAATCCCAACGAAGCATGGGGCGATCCTAACAGCCAATCACGAAAAGATATTGATAGAATCTTCGCGTCTATTACTAGACAAGGGGGAATCAAAGAAAGAATCCAGCACGTTAACAGTTTCGTTGATCCAAAACAAGCAGAAAGAAAAGGCCGCGGCCAGAGATTTAATGCTATTCTTAACATGATGATGATTATTGAAGCCCTTCAAGCTTGTTTAAATGATTACAGTGAATCATCCGCCGGGTTTGTGTTCGAGGGATTCATGGCAGCACTTACTGGAGGAAAGCAGCAGGCGGATCGTGTTGGGGGTACGCTACCTATTGAAGACTTCGTAACTGGCGATGGTGAGAATGTGAGTCTTAAACTTCTAAGCCCAAACACTGGTATTCACGGAAGCTTTACCAACCTTGTTGATTATTTGTTTTTACGAGGTGGAGCTGGAGAGCCGGAAATTAAGTATTTGATTGGTCGTAAAAATTCAGAGGATGGCAATGATGTTTCGCAATTAGCTATCTTTGATTTTGTGATTAGTCGTGCAAACTTCATGACTATTATGGAGTCCTCCACTAAAAATAGAGCACTGCTCGGTGACGAACAAACTAAGCAGCTTCTAGAAAACCATATAGAAGCTTTCAATGACTCCCCAGAGTGGAAAGCTGGTATGCAACAAATCTTAGAAAAGGTTCCCGGATACACTGGTGGCATGTTTAGCAAGAATGTTGATGCATCCGGACAATTTGAGCCAGACGAAGAAAGTGATCTTGCTGATAGAAAATCCCGAGACTTCCAGAAAGTAGTGTTAGGGGGATATATTAATAATGCTCAAAGATCGGCGAAAGAATCCGCAGCTGCGGGGCAAGAGCCAAACTTTGAAAAGTGGGCAAATAGCCAGCCGGACGATTTAAAATATTTAATGCCAGCCGTTAAAAATCCAGAGGACGAAGACGAAGTCGCGAAGGCACAAAAAACTCAACAAAGAAACTTAGCTAAGTTACAGAAAGCTTACAATGACGCTTATACCGAAGCGGCAGCCACCAAAGATGAAGAAGACCAACAAGTAGCAGAATCACATTTTGGTGCTTTCCATGTAAGAGAAAAACGAATGATGAAAGAAGAAAGAACTTTAATGGAAGGTGGTGGAAGAGATGGTGGTAGTCAGTGGGAAATCAGCCGTGCAGGAATGAACAATCTTCCAGAACTTGCCGATGTGCAATATTATGGTATGTTAAATCTTTCTGATGAAAATATCAAAGCTGTCTCAAAAATCTATATTGAAAAATTGAAGGGTGATATGATGTCTCTTTTAAAAACAACTAAAAGTTTCACTGAAAATGTAGGGAAGTATTTCAGTGCTGATAGACGCTCAACAGCGATGAATGCTAATAAGCAGGCACAAACAGAAGGTGAAGAAGTGGTTGAATTATTACAGAAATCTGAGACGACAGCAAAAGATGACAGTTTAAGCTAAAACCTCCTATTTATTGGAGTACCATAGAGGAAGATTTTTAAAATGGAAGAAATGGACGATTTATACGGCCCGTTAGACGAGAAAAAGAAAAAACGCAAAAAAGCCGGATCTGAATCTAGCAAGGAATCGTCTCTAAGAGATTGGTTTGGCAGAAAAGGTGCTAAAGGCAAGAAAAAGGGGTGGGTTGATTGCAATTCACCTGATGGAAAGGGTGGCTATAAGTCTTGTGGACGTGGTTCAGGAGAGAAACGTAAGAAATACCCTGCTTGTAGACCAACCCCGGGCGCTTGCAAAGAGCGTGGTAAGGGTAAGTCATGGGGAAAGAAAGCAAAATCTAAAAAGAAAAATGAGGAATTATACATGGATTTAGAACAAATTATTCAAGAAGAATTAGAAGCAGTCCTTGACGAGAAGAAAAAAAAGAAGAAAAAGAAGAAGAAAAAGTCATCTGGTAAAAAAGACGCTTGTTATCACAAGGTAAAATCACGCTATAAAGTGTGGCCTTCTGCTTATGCTTCTGGTGCTCTTGTCAAATGTCGTAAGGTCGGTGCTAAAAACTGGGGTAATTCTAAGAAAGAATCACTTGAAATTATAATTGAGGATGAATTGACTCAAGTTTTAGAAGAAAAGAAGAAGAAAGCTTGTAAACCATCCAAAGGAAAGCGCTTTGCTAAGCGTGTAAACGGTAAATGTCGCTCATATGGACAGAAAGGGCAAGCAAAAGGCGGCGGTGACCGCATCAGACCCGGCACAAAGAAGGGCGATGCGTACTGTGCGCGTTCAGCAAAGATTAAAAAGTGTAAAAACCCCCCATGTGCTAACGCATTATCCCGTAAAAAGTGGAAATGTCGTGGCTCTAAATCAATGAAGGAACAAGATGAAACTATTAATTGAAAATTGGCGTCAATACTTATCGGAAGAAGTAAGACTTACTATATCAAAAATTACGGATTTGGTTTGTCCGGAGGCTACTCAAGACCTGGAACTAAATACAAAAAACCGAGATTCTGCTATTAAAGCTGAACACATACAATATGGCCCTTTAAATGTTGATGAACCCGCTGATTATTGGGTAAAAATAGCAGAATATTGGAATACGACTCCCGAAGCTGCAACAAAATCTGTTTGTGGCAATTGTGTTGCTTTCGATATATCTCCTAGAATGAAAGAGTGCATGCCCGGTGAGACTTCTGATGAAGATGGTATGTTGGGATACTGTTGGATGCACCATTTTAAATGTCATAGCGCAAGATCTTGTAGAACATGGGCAAAAGGCGGCCCAATAAAAGAAGATTCTGTTTCTGCAGACTGGCAGGAACGTTCAAGCACTGAAAAAGAAGAATAGAATGACCAATGATGAATTAATTCTGTTAAAAACAGCTAATCTTCTGGACACTTTACAAGAAAAGTGTTGGAAAGGATATACAAAGAAAGGTATGAAGACCATGTTTGGGAAAAAATACCCAAATTGTGTCAAAAACACTAAGAAAAAGAAGAAAAGAAATGAAGACCTATACTCTTCAAGTGAAAAAGTGCTCCGAGAAGTCACCGAAGACGAGATGCGGGTACTTGAAGACGTGTTGGACGACTTAGATCCAGCTAATTTACCCTTAAATGATCTTTTCAGTGGTAAAATGCGCGTAGTTATACCATTTCCGACCATTGACCTCTCAACAGAACTTGGAAAGTTCACAGAATTCTTCAGATCTCAAGAATATGAGGTTGATTGGGAGAAAGGTATGGTATATGCCGAGCGAGATTTACGCACAGCCAGCGATATCTTCAATACTTTGGGTGATCAGCCCGTCAAGAAGAAAACCAAGAAAATTCAGATGAAAATTGGTAAGCTTTTCTCTAAATTGACTGATTTAAGTCGAAGAAAAGACGTATTATACCAAAAAGTCTATGACCACTTGGCTGCTATTGATTATAAAGGACCAAATGGCAGACCAGCCAATCGTCCATACGATGTTACAAAGCAATTGCGCAAAGCTGCACTCGATGAGAAGGAATTAGAGAATTTCGACAGGATTACTGGCCAAATTTACTTATATATCGTAAATCCGGGTGTTGCAGGGCCTGCAGGTTACGACTTAACCGATTTAGCCACTCAATACGGCGAATATTGGAAAAAGAACGCCGGATATATCAAAAAAGAGATAAATAACATCGATAATGACAAATTTTCCATTATTATTACGCGACATCCGGTAGATGTGCTCAGAATGAGCGATTTTGACGAGATTACCTCTTGCCACTCTCCACCTAGCCGCGCAAATGCCTATCAATCGTACTATAAGTGCGCTGTAGCCGAAGCGCAGGGTCATGGGGCGGTTGCCTATGTGGTAGAGACAGAAGAGCTACTCTACAACACAAATACGGGCAATATAGACAGTGCAGAGCAAGAAATTCAAGAAGGCGAGATATTTGCCGACGATGCAAGGTTTGGAGGGGCTGGATTTGATATCAAACCAATCTCTCGCGCGAGGATCCGTCATGTTAGATATTATGACACAGATGAGCCAAAACGCTATGATGAAGGGCAAGATGTTGGAATGCCTGAAAAGAAAGTGTATGGTGCTGATGTTCCCGGCTTAACTAATCAAGTTACTGACTGGGCGAGATCAAACCAAGAAGAAGTCATCCAAAATATGCCGAAAGAAGATGGCAAGATTAATTTAAATAGATTTATGATCTTTGGTGGTTCTTATGAAGACACCGCAAATGCATCGGGTCGTGCAGAACTAATGAGGCGGCTAGTAGGACAGCGTGTTAGTGGTGATATGAAACAAAACAAAGACACCGAAAATAATCTAGATGCAAATTTAATCGGTGATATGAAAGCAATGGTGGAAGGTGAATGTGAAGATGTGACAAATTATTGGATGGAAAGATATGCTCAGACATTTCTTGATTATGAAGTGCTCGAAGACGGCGCCGATAGCGTTTATATTAAACCCTCTGCTCAATTTGTTGCTAAATGGGATGTGAGTGATTGGAAAAGACTCCCAAGTAACGCAGAAGAAGTAGTGTGGAATTCAGTTGATGAATTAAACGATGCAAATGGTTATGGTGATATATTTGTGCCTTCGAAACACGATACTCCCACAATCCGCAGGATCCGCGAAGAAATACACTTATCTATTCCTATTAACTTTGAGCATCCTGAGATTTATGGGGGTAGGTATATGGTCATGTCATCTGAACTTAATGACGCTGGGCAAAATATTGATACTAAGATCGATGATGCTCGCGATGCTTGGGAAGAGATTCTTACACAGTACTTCAAGCGAGAAGGACAGATGGAAGGCGGTGCCTATATTAAACTAGCCAGAGAAATTGAAGATGGTGAGGTCTCATCTTACGAGTGGGATGTTGAGACTGACGGCGATTATGACGACTCATACGAATCTACCGCAAGATACTCTCATTATTATGATCCAGAAGATTTAGGATTAAGTATGGAAGTGCTTATGCAGATTCTTGATTCTCGCGACTTTAAAATTGAATTGAGAAAACAACTCTTAGATGCGCCAAGAAAAGAAGAGAACACACGATATTACTTACAAATGAACGCCACAACAGTGGAACACGCTGGAGAGGCTAAATATACCGCTATATTCTCGATTAACGCCGATGAACCCGATATTATGGTTGGGTTATTCAAAGAGCTTGTAGAGGGCGAGATGGACGACGAAGACAACCTTAACGTGGTGTTTAACAGAGTGTTAGCTCAGTTTGTGAATGCTCGCCAACCATCGCATATGCAAACAAACGAAAGTATAGTTAAAACATGGAAAGGATTTTTAAATTCATGAGCAAATATATGCAAGATCCAGACTTTCTTTTTAGCGTTTTAACTATGATGGTAAAAAAGAATGGTGGACAAATAATAATTACTGAAGAAGAAATGAAAAATG